GCCATCTATATAGATTTTATTTGTGTTTAAATTTTATTCAAATATACAAAAGAAAAAATTATGTGTTTTGCCACAACGTAGCCAGTAAATTCCATTGTTCAAAGATATTATTCCACACGCGTTGGTCTGGATAAATAAGGTGAAATTGTGGGCGCGTAAACGGTCTTGTGTTGTGTAGCGTAAAATCTACATTAAAAGTTGTTATGCTTTCGTATTCCGCAGTTTCTGAAACGTTATCTACAAACGCAGTACCGCCAAGTACTAAATCGCCACCCCCAAAGTCTTTGAAATAAACAGTAACAACTTGCCGAGTAATTATATACCCAGCAAGCTGCTCAAAGTTTAAAGTATCGGAATAATTGGTTAGCCCTGAAACTGCAACGCGACCACTACGCAGTCCTTGCATAAATTCAAGCCAACCGCCTGAAGCCTTTGTAGAAGTATTGGCTAAATCAACTTCTAAGCTAAACGTACTGTCTTTGCTATGACCAATTACAGTCCCATCAACTTCAATGAGTATGTCAGATGACTGTAAAAGTGCCATTACCCTTCAACTACTTCAGCGTCTTCTACGATAGATTCAAATGACCCATCTTCAAGGTTAATAGAAATTTTACCGTGCAAGTCCTCAAGTTCAATTTTTAGCTTTTGTTGTTCGTCTTGAATCTGCGCAGCAGCGTGTAATAAACCGTGCTTCTGCATTTCTAAAACGCCAAGGTCGTGCTTAATAGCATTTAACTTTTGAACTTGCTCTTGTAGCTTTTCTAAGTGTTCCTTTGAAATCTTGTTTGCCATAATAAAATAATTTTAACAAATATAGTTAATTAAGCTGTCGGTTCTTCAACTGGTTCTTCAGTATCTGTTTCTTCAAAAACAGGCTCAAGTGTTTCAGGAATAGTCAAACGCACCTGTGTTGGCGTAACCTTTTCAGCCATTCTTGCATCTAAACTTGCCTGTGTAGCCTCTAAGTCAATTAATGGCTTAATCCATTCAATAACATCAGCCTGTACTAATTGGTCTGCTGGTACGAATACTTCAGGTTGTGGTGCTGGTAAAACAACAGCATCGTTTCTGCTAACCATAACGCCATCTGCGTTGGTTGCCATTTGCGTGTAGTGTACTCGTGTAATCACGTTGCTAAGACCATCTAAGCTAACCTTAGCATCTACTGCGTTAATTCTAAAAGTGTAAGTGTTCATGTTTATAATTAAAATTTAAGTTATACGTCTAATACTTCAATACCTATGCCCATTTGCATTATGGCAGTACTTGAAAAGAAATAATCATTATCTAATCTTATGCGAAAATAATCATTATCTGAAGTGGAAGGTGTAAAGGCAAAACTAACAGTTGCTCCACTTGTTGAAAATGTTACTGCCTTAATCGTCCAAGGGCCACTTGAACTTGTGGATTGTTCTAAAAATATATTCCCTGAAAAATTACCTGAAACAGTATAATCGTGTTCTACATAAATCCTTACTTGGTAATCAGTAGAAAGTGGCGAATAGCCATATTGATAAGTATTAATAAGCTTCCAAATGCTGCTTGCTTCAGAACCTGCTGCAACTGAATCCTGAAACGTCATATAGTTAGCAAATGTGCTACTCAAATCACCTGTTCCACTATAAGCACCACCATCTGCGCCTGAAATGTAATTAAACCTTGTAACTTGGTTGTTCTCAAAATCTACAAACGAATCAGGCGTTGTTCTACCCCTTGCTAAGTTTATAGCCCTAAAAGATATATCGCTGTTAGTCGTTGTATAGGTATTAGTAAAATAATCCTTAATAAACTTTAGCGATAAAGGTCTTTCTATTGCCATTAGAATAAGCCTTTTAGGTTGTTAATCTCGGCCTTTAAATCTTCAATCATTTCTTGTTGCTCTTTTACTGTTTCAATAAGCAATGCTATAATACCATTGTACTCAACAGTTAAATAAGGTTCTTCACTTGTAATAGAGACTTCTCGTTTTTGTACTGCTTCAGGGAGTATCTTCTCAACCTCTTGTGCTATAACACCAGCAGAAGCCTTGCCATTGTGCTTCCAATCAAATGTATAACCATTAATCTGCTTTATCTTATCAATGGGCGAATCAATCGTCTTAACATTCTCTTTCTTATTTGCATCTGAAATAGTAGTAGAAGTGTAACCAATTATATCGCCTGTACATTCAAGATAGTTGTTTGTCTTATCTACTCTAACAGTATCAGCAATATCAACATAATCTGTACCACCCTCAACCAAATCAAGCATCTCAACACCACCAGCAAATAAGCGAATCCTATCAGCATCAAATCGCATATAGGTGTTGGTGTCGCCATTGTGATACAAAAATTGACCTAAGAATAAATCTCCAGTAAATCTTCCATCTCCAGTTACGTCTAACTCTTGGCTTGGCGAAGTGTTGTTAATACCTACATTGTTTGAAGCATCAACAGTAATAGTACTATTCGTTCCATTTGTTATTAAGGTGAATAGCCCATTAGACTGCAACTTTAATTCATCACCAATATCAGCGTATTGCAAATAAGCAGATTGTGCGCCAGCTTGATAAAATGCTAAATATGGGCTACCAACCGAACTGCTATCAATTCTTACAGTATCATAAGCCTGTATTGTTCCATTGACATCTAGAGTATAACTTGGCGATTTACCAATACCAACATTCGTATTCTCAAGTAAGAAGTCATTACCATTTACATTATAAAAACTTAAATCTCCATTTGCGTAATGGTATTGCTGCCATTGTACTGCGCCTGACGCTTGCCATTCAAGACCAACCGCAGTAGATGCACCTCTATTTAAAATGAATTCGTATGATGAAACATCAAATGTAATATCTGTATTAAAGGTTACAGCATCATAAAAGAAAACAGTACTATTAGCGTTTAAGCGACCATTTATTTCTACTACTTGAGTTGGGCTTATTTGTACAGCAGCTACACCATCTGTTACAAGTTGAATGTAATCGTCTTGATAAGTTGCGCCAATACCAAAGACCATTCCAGTAGCTGTTGTTCCTGTCGTTCTTACATTAAGTAAAGCGTTAGCCATTGCATATCCATCAGCAGATATTTTAGCATCTCCTGTTAAATATGCTGAATTAGCTGTTGAACCAAGTTGAAGTTTTCCACTTGCATTTAAATTTCCTGCAACAGTTAAATCACCAGCAGAACTGATGGTCATCTTAGGCGCAGAAAGGTTGTCATTAATGTTGTCAAAAGCAAAATACGTTTCGCCTGAAGGAATTCCTAAATTCCAATATGCTGTTCCAAAGTTCTCAAACTTCTGTGAAGTAAGTCCTGTGTTTTTTATATGAATATTAGCATCAGGGTTAGTTTCACCAATACCCAATTTTCTTCCTTCAAGAACCATTGAATAATCCCCAACGCCATCTATATAATTGTAGAATACAAGCCTACCATCATGTGCGCCTGCTGTTGTATCAGCTATCTCACTAAATATCTCAGAGTATGGTATCTGCGTGCCTGCGCTATCCTTACCATAAAACAAGATATTACCAAGAGCATCGTTATTTGCTGGGCTTGCAGAGTTTCTATATAAGGCAAGGTTTGGGCCACTTGCAGCCCCTGAGTTATTATTTTCTAATAAGAAGTGCGTTAAATCACTTGTATCACTACTTGTTATATGAAGATATGCAGATGGGCTGGTTTCGTTGATACCCATACGACCATCTTCGTCAATAGTAGTTCTTATGGCGTTGTTAGTATAAAGATAAATGGGTCTATTATTACGTTGTCTTATTAAACCACCAGTACCACTTTCGTAAAAGTCAAACCCAGAATCTCCATCTACGTTTTTACTCCTTAAAACTCTATCCACTAAAGTAACTGTTCCTCCTGCGTCAGGCGACGTCGTTCCAATACCTACGTCACCTGAAGAGGTGATGCGAAGTCTTTCTGAGCCGTTAGTTTGGAATGCTAAAGGAAAATTATTCAAAGTTCCTATTTGAGCATATCCATTAAGAGATTCTAAATCTAATTGTGGATTAAATTCTCTTTCAACTCTTATTCTTGCCGCACTTCCGTTTCTGTAAATATGAAGTTCAGCGTCTGAGTCAGGAGAAACTCCTATCCCTACGTTCCCTGAAGAGTCTATGCGCATACGCTCTGATAAGTTGGTGTTAAACACCATATTGTTACCTACAGCACCTACTGTAACGTATGAAAGATTAGCCGTTAGAGGCGTTGTATTATCAGCAAAGCCAATGGTTGCAGTTGTATCTGAAGACCTAAATATTGCTACTTGATTTATTGTTCCACCTGAAACGTCCAAAGCAGTATAGGGACTACTCGTACCTATACCTACGTTACCATCAGAATCAATTCTTAATACCTCTGAATCAGCAACATAAAAGTACATATCATTTACGCTGTGGTCATAGGTTATACGACCTACGTTCACATCAGCAGAATCACCAAATTGAACTTGACTAAATTCGTCAGTAGAGCTTATTATTCTAACAACAGTATTTCCATCACCTTCAATGTGAAGGTTTGAAGAATATGATTCTGTTCCAATACCTACGCGCCCATCAGAATCAATCATCATTTTTGTATCGCCATCTATATCAAAAGTCATTTTAGTGTCTGCATGACTATTTGAAGGGTCAGCGTGTAATACTAAGTTTTGATTCTTTTTTAGGTGGTCAGGGTTGGTTGTATCAATAAAAAATTCTCTTGAAGCAGCACCACTTACTTTAAAAAGAGTGCCTGTTCCATCTATTTCAAGTTTAGCAGAAGGGCTGCTCGTGCCTATGCCTACGTTCCCATTAGAATCAATCCTCATACGTTCCGCTGTACTTACAGCATCTGAAGTTCCAAATGCTAATTCAGTACTCAATCCAACTGCACTAATAGTTGCGCCAAATGTTTCAGGAACTATTCTTATTCCTCTATTTGTTCCTCCTGATATTTCGGTAGCAAAAGTTGCAACAGCACTACCAACAGAACCAATAACATCTAAAGGTCTTAATGGTACAGCACCAATTCCTAAATATCCATTTACATCAAACGTAGTAAGCACATTGGTTAAGCTGTCTTGTAGCGTTAAAATAGGGTCTGAACCACCACCATTTCTGACAGTCCAAGTTTCACCTGAATTGGTTGTGATTAACTGTGCGCCTGAATCACTTGTAATGCTTGCGCCATCGTCAAGAGATAAATTACCACTAAAGTTTAGGTTTCCAAACACTTCAACACCAGTACTTGTGGTCGCTAAACGTGCGTCGCCCTCCCAATATAATATTACTGTTTGGTAATCGTATTGAAGCTGTAAATTCCAATTCCAATCTGTGCCTTGTAAATCCCCTACTGCTGTTGAAACATCAGATACTAAGAACTGCCTCCAACCCCCTGACTGCGACCATTCATCATGCAACACATAGCCAGCCTCTGTCGTTTCTTCAGTACCACTTGAATTATCTTTATGACCTACACGAATGTTAAAATTACCACCACCATCGTTGTAGGTTATCCAATGGCTTCCACCTTCAAAGGCAAGTGAATCGTTAGCTTCTAAATAAAGCGTTTGATTAATCGTTACGCTTCCATCGCTTCCATCAATGCGTATTCTATCTGCGCCTGTACCACCTGAATCATCTGTTCTAAATACAATATCTCCAGCAGAATTAAATAAGTGTAAGGCGTTTGCATCAAATGCGTTTGCAGAATTGTATGCTATTAAGCCCTTTTCGTATGTGCTTGCATCGCCAACGAATCTTAAAACACTAAAGGTTGTACTTGTATTATCCTCAAGTCTTATTTCTGCGCCATCGTCATCTTTGACGTGCAATTTAGATGAAGCGTTAGGCGTAGTTCCAATACCTAAGTTTCCATCTTGGTCAATGCGCATTTGTTCGGTGTTGTTTGTGTAAAAGCGCATATCATGAGAACTACTATCGTATCTCAATCTTCCGTAAGCTGTTTCAGTTGTTGAACCAAATTGTAATGTTATAGCGTCGGCTGTTGAAGATTCTAATCTGAATGCAATATTTCCACTATTTAGTAAATGAATATTTGTATTAGTATCAGGGCTTGTAGTGCCTAATCCTAAACGCCCAGAAGAATCAAAACGAGCAACCTCTACACCATTAGCATTAAACGTAATGGCATTATTTATATCGCTAACCGTAATACCATAAAGGTCAGACGCAATCGTTACTGCATTATCGCCAAATAACTCAAGACCATTGGTAGTATATATATCGCCCATTCTAATATATCCATTGGGCGTTCCACTTGATTCTAATCTTATATGTTTTTCAGCAGTTTGTAATAATAAATTACCATCTGTATCTATGCGTAAGCGTTCAGTATCATCTATCCTAAAAGATATATAAGAATTAGCTAGCGTATTAGCAACATCGTTTTCTATTATAAACGCTTCTGCTGACTGTCTAAAACGAGTTTCTCCTGTACTATCCTTTAAGTAAATGGAGGCAGTAGAATCTGTTGATTCAAATAAGGCTACGTTATTATCCACTCCTGAATTAATGTGGAATGTTTCTTGTGGGCTTACTGTTCCTATACCAAATCCAGTAGCATTAAGGCGCATACGCTCTACACCATCTAACTCAAATTGAATAGTAGATGAATCAGCTACGTTGTCAGGGTCTACCTGTATTAAGAAGTCTGTATTGACGTTTTTTAAATCAACCCTACCACCATCAGGCGAAGGTGAAGTGTCAATCAGGCTAATAGATGGGCTATTGTTTTCAATTATTAAGTTTTCTGAAGTAGTACCTCCAGCATCTGCATTTTCCCAGCGTTCTTCAGTAGCGTTATAAACTAATGCTTGACCATCTGTTGGAGTATCAATATAAACATCGTGCAGCATTGGCAAATAAAGCCCGTTATTGGCACGAACGAAAATTGTACCAACCGTTGCGCTTACATTAATAACAATAGCAACTTCTAAGTCAAGGTTAGGCGAAATAGGTGCAGTAGTCTGAAATGCGCCAGCAGTTGTAGAAGAAACATAAAGCGTTTGCCCTTCGGTGTAAGCACTTGTATCTAAGCCTCGTATTTTACCAAAGGTGGTTACTTTACCATCTTCGCCATTAGGTATATCTTCAGTTGTAATACCTAAAAAATATTTAGCCTCAATAGTACCATCGGCAATCATTGGCGCAACAGTCAAACGACCACTTGAACCAAGCGTACCTGTTACATAAACAGGCGTTCCATCAGGAATACCAACACCTGTTTGGTTTTTAACGTGTACGTGTATTTCTTGACCAACTTGAAGTGTAGCACCATTTTGTATTATATCAACGGTTTCTTCGTCTGTATTCCACGAAAGTGTGCCTTGCGTTCCTGTACCGCCTAAGAATTGTAAAGTAGTAGTATCAATATCAGTAGCCTTTAAGCTACCGTTAATGGTTACCGTATAATTTAGGTCAGGCGTAACACCAATACCCATCTTAGTGGTTGATAACCATATTGGCGCATCAGTACCGCGCCCATCGGAAAGTCTTTTAGCAGTTGAAGTTAGCGTATTGTTATCGCCAACTTTTATTATTGCATCGTAAGTATCTTGAACCTGTTTGCCGAATAAATCTACGCCCATTAAAAATGATTTTACTACAAATTTAATAAAAGGCGGCTAACGACTATTTTTTATCTTGGCTCGTGCCAAAATAGTAGGCGAACAAATTAGAAACAACTACGCCTTCAATCATACCCATCAAATGCACAAAAAGGTCATTGTCTAAAACAGTAGGTACATACACGGTAGCATAAACAACAAAGGCAAAAGAACCAAGCCCAACAAGACCTGTTAAAAGCATTAAATAATCACGCTTGCCAGCTTGCGCAACACCCACTTCACGCTTACGCGCACTATCTCGGTCTTGCATAGCTATTTCAATGCGTTTTAACGCACGTTCTTTTTCTTCTTGTGTTAGTTCTTCGTCTTTATCAATAAGTTCCTTTAAAACGCCTAAAACGCCGTTATCGGGCAATACATCACCTACTTTATTAAACAGCTTACCTATTGTTGTTTCGCTAAATGGTTTCTTTTTGTTTTCCATATTAGTAAGTCCAAATTACGTTGGCTGGTTTGTCAGGGTCGTTATCTACGTGAATAAAAGTGTTGGCTATGCCTATGCGATTGAATCCAGCTTTTAAAAGCGCATCAATAATAATATATCTATCGCCTGAAGATTTAATAGCTATATCGGCAGCGTAGCCTTTTAAGTGTGAACTGTTAGGACTTACTTTATACCCTTCTTTTTTAAGGCGATAAATATCAGCTTCAATACGAAATCCACTTGTAATAACAAAAGGAATGTTTGCTATGTGTCTTGCGTTGTTAAGCATAAACAAAAAACTTTTGTCCATAAGCTGACCGCTGCCTTCTTGCAATGGACTGTCAAACTCGTAATAGTTAAAGTAGTTTATCATCGCCCTTGACCTTTATATCGCTTTTTATAATTCTTAGAACTTTTTAATTTACTGCTTTTAGTTTTAGCCACTATTCCAGCGCGTTTCTTTTTTGGCTTTCGTATAAAAGTTGAGAAATTTGTTTTATTAGTTTTTTTCATTTACTATTTCTCTTAATCGCTGTAATTCTTTGCGTACTCTTTCTCTTTCAAGTTTATATTCTATCACTTCGGTTTCAAGAACTCTTATATCAGGAAATATATATGTGTTTTGGTTATATCTTATGCTTTTTATTTCTGATTCTGTTTCTTTAACTCTGTTCTCAAGACCGAGATAGAGGTAAACAGCAGTCCCAACAAGAATAATGATTTGCACCAACCATTTAATATTGATTGATAACGCGCTTTCATCATTAATTTTTGGCGTTGTCATCTTTGGTCATTTTATACCACTTAGCTATTGTATAAGCAATGGATATTAAAACCAATAGTATTCTTAAAACGAGTTCTATATTGGTAAATGAAACAGCGAGGCTGAATAAATTAAGGGCGTATATTTTCAAATCTTGTATATCCATTTTATTACTCGGTAACCCTTACAGAAAGTTCCATAATCGCTCTTTTGTAAGTATGGTCTTTTAGGTTATCAGTTAAATACGTTATTCCCCTGTTTTCAACTGTATATACTTTGAACCCATCGGCACTTAAATCAAAATAACCAGCGGTTCTTGTTCGCAACAAATTTAGGCAATCTGAAATAATTGAATTTACGCTTAATTCGCCTCCTGTATCGCTATCAAACCTATCCACAACCTCAACGCGTGTTATAACCTCTGCATTGAAGCTGGTAGCGTTTTGGTCTATTTCTGTACTGCTAACAGAATAAACACGAATGTATGGAAAGGCTGCACCACGTGGCACAGTATTATAAGCATTTATTGTTGTGCTGTTATACGTAATCGCACCCGAAAGACGGGTTAAAATTGCTTTACGTATGTATGGCATTGCATCGTTCATCTAAGTCAATTTTTTTAAGTCGCGTTCTAATTTTTGCAAAAGCATTTTATAGGCTATGCGTACAGAACTAAAAAAGAAAGGTCTTGGTGCTAAACTAATTGGAAACTGTATCATGCGCCATTCACCAGCACTTGAACCACGTTTTTTCAAGAATACTGGCTTTTGACCTGTAAACCCTCTACCTTGAAATTCTGAACGTATCGCAGCTGCTGGTATGCCTAATTCTACCGCATCACTTACATCTACTAATTCACCTGTACCAAACTCTACATAAGGCGCATACTTAGCACTCGCAAATACATCGTATTCAGCTTTGCCTCTTTGGCTGTAACTAATACTTTGTTTTAACGCGCCCATATCCACTACAACGGTGCTGGCTGCTATTTCTGCGGATTTAGCTGCTGTCCCCTTTATGGCTTCATCTACGCCTGTCTGCGAGTACTTATTTAGCTGCTTTAGCTTGCTTTCCAACCTACGCATATCGTTTTGGTTGATTTTCATATCCGCAAGTCCAAATCCTCTTACTCGTGCCATTATTCTGCTTTTGTTGCTTTAATGGTTACGTGCTTGTCAAGTTCAGTTTCTAAAATGCTGTTAATGTTATATTCGGTACTGTCATCGCCAATGCTTAGAGTATCGGTAAACAATACATCGGTAACAGCAAGTTCCCTTACAATTAATTCAACGCTTGTGGTTTGCATACGTTGCCCAGCTTGCGTATCTACATCACCGCCTTTATAAACCAGCTTTGCCCATATAGTCTTTAACGTGGTTTTAGATTTAGTCGTACCACCGTACCCATCATCTGTTCCTGTGATGCGGTAAATAGTAACGCGTTTATTTAATTCTCCAGCGTGCATTATACGAACATTGATTTATAGCTTGCAAGAATGTTTTTTACGTTGGTAGGTATATCGCTAATGTTTCCAAGAATAAACTCGCCACGGTTGTCGTAATATGTTGTAGTAAGCTGTAAAATGGCTTGTTGTAAAAGACCATCGTCTAAACCTGTGGTAACGTAGGTAACTTTAACGCGCTCGGCATAACCGTTATCCAATTCAATAGTTTCGTTATCCAATCCTATTGCTTCATAAGTTTCAGCTTCGCCCTTGACCGTTACGCTGCTAATTGAAGCAACTGGCGCAAATGGAAGGTCAAAAATACCTTGCGTAGTATCTAAGTAATATGTACGGTTCTTTGCAACAATATCACGACTAATATAATTCTCGCACCAAATACGTGCTTGGGTAATCATATTGCCAATTAGTGTATCATCTACGTCTGTATCAATACGCGCATAATCTTTTACATCGCTTACAGTTACTATTTCAGAACCCGTAACGCTGTTTACTTTAATCTGTCGCATCTTTAGTTTCTTTTTCTGCTTTCAGTTCTTTAGTTTCAATTTCAACTTTTTCTTCTTTCTTAGCTGGCTTGTCAGCCACCTCTTGACCCCATTGGTTTTTAACCCACTTGGAAATCTGCCAATCTTGAATTTCCACTACATCGCCTACTTTCTTACCGAAACTTTCAGCAACTTTTTGGTCTTTGATTTTTACTTTCATAGTGTTTCTATTTAAAAACAAATTTATTAAAATAATCCGAGTACTTTCCGTTGGCGTTTAAACGTAGGCTTTGCATATTACCTGTGTTTGGAATTATGAAGAATCCGTTATGGTATTCTGTATAAATAGCAAAGTAATCTACCGCCTTTAATGTGTACTGTGATTTAGTATTGGAAAGTGAAATGTGAACGCTGTTGCGCTGTTCGTTTTCGTTTGGTGTTTGAGCAGTATATTTTACTTGCACCTTAAATAATGAAACGTGGTTATCTACCACCAAATCATAAGGCGAACTGTCTAAGAACGGTTTACTTACAATATACCCTCGTTTTATGCACTCGCTGGCAAAAGCCTGTTCAGCATAACAACCAAGGTAATTGAAATCGGTTGTCATGCGAATAAAGTTAAACAAAAAAAGGCTACCCGTGTGAGTAGCCTCTTTCTGAATTAACCAAACAAACTAAACTAAACTCAAGAACGCCTCTTAAAAAGATGCTTCAAGTTTACTCCTTGCAATATAAGCAATAAAGTTGAAATAATACCGCCTGTCCAATTAGGCGTTACAAATAAATCGCTTAACCACAATACCAATAATAAACCAGTCAAAATTAAATGACCTTGCTTTTCTGTCAATTTCATAATTTAAAGTTTAGGGTTCGACCAAGTTACGGGTTTTTGATTATCCAGTCTTATTTGCCATTCATAGGCTTTAAAACGGTCTTTAAAAGTCATCTCGCCACCCGTAGGCGTTTTAACTATGTACTCAACCGAAACAATATCGCCTTTGTTGTTTTTGATTGAGCGTGCTGTTACTCTATCCATTCCCATTGCTGTTAGTTTAAAAGGTTATTAATTACTAAAATTACAATCGTTATCGCCATAGCTATAAAGCTATAAAAGGCTACTTTGTATGTGCTTTCGTCTTTCATATTAATTAGGTCTTATCGTTATGTGTTCGCGCACGTCTAATAGCTTTAAAGCCGCTTGTTTTACTCGTTCTATGCGTAGCTGCAAGTAATGGTCTTCTTGAACCTCTGCGTATTCTTCAATAAGGCGTATTTGGTCAAGTAGTTCGTTCATAATCTTATAAGGTTATAGACGAATAAGAACGCCATTGCTAATACTATAATTGCTAATCCTACGTTGGTAGCTATACCAAGCACTTTCATTAGTTTATCCATTTTGTTTTTCTGTGAATCCATAAGGGTAAATTTTGTTTGCTTTTTTGTAAGCCACAAACTCTTTAAAAGTTAAGAAGTAAAGCGTTGTGGCGTTGTCTAATTTAATAACGTAATACATAGTTTGTTTTAAAAGTAAGGGCTTTCCACCCTTTTGAGCAATTTGTTACGTCAGCAGTCCGCCTAGCTTCTTCAGCGCGCTTGTTTAAATTACCCCCCGAAGGGGGTGGTTAATTATTGATTTAATATATCCCAACCTAATTCTGTGATTGCAATTGTTTTACCTTCTTCATCATCTTCTACAATTACAAACCCTTTTTTAACACAAGATGAAATGGCTCCTGCTAATTGACCTCTTTCCATCTTAACGTCTGATTCTTCAAGATACCATACTTGATAATCTACAACAGCTTCTTTGCTATCTCCATCTTGGAAATCACTACTAATTACTGCTTCTAAAACTTCTCTTTCTAATTTGGTTAAATTTTGCATCGTTTTAAGTTTTTAGTTTATTTGTTATTGTTTTACACCAGCTAAATTAAAAATAATTTTTAATCTACAAAAGAAAAACAAAGTTTTTTTTAAATTTTTTTCTTGGGCATAAAAAAACCCCACCGTTAGGTAGGGCTTTTAAATCTAACTAAATGTTAGTCTTATGGAGTTTCTAATGCAGCTTTAGCAGTAGAGAAAGTACCATTAACGAAAGCGTTAGGTAGGTAGTTAGTAAGTGCAATACGCTCTTTAACAACCGCAGTAACGAATCCATCACGTACGTTAGTTCCATCTTCTCTGAAGAACTCAACAGACAAGTTATCACGAGTCCAAAGTTGAGTACCAACTGCGAAGTTTCCTAATAGGAATGTTCCAGCTGTAATCGCTGTGTTGATGATAACAGGCACTCCCATAAAGTTTGGCTGAAGTCCAGCGTAAACTTGGTCTTTAAGGTAGTTGTTCTGTGTATCTTTCAATAATAGGATTTTGTGGAAATCAGTTGGGTGCAACATAATGTAGTTAGCTTGGTACTCGCTTAACGCTAATTGGTTAAGGGCAGCAACTAATACATCAAATTCGTTAGCAGCTTCAACTGACTGGTAGAATGAACCACCTGAACCAGTAACGAAATCAGCAGAATCTGTAACAATACCTGAAAGGTTTGGCGCAGTTCCGTTTCCGTTAAGGATTTGGTCATCTTCTTCAGTCATTAGCTTTTCAGCAGCACGAGTTGAAATGTAAGATGAAATAGCTGGCGTATCAGCTAACATTTCTTCAGAAACGCGGAAGTAAGCACCGATTTTCTGAACGTTAGCGTCAGTTGCAGTTAAATCAAAATCAGATTGACCTAAAGTAGCACCTTCAGCTTTAGCAGCAGAACCATCTGAATATCCGCTTTCTTTTACGAAACGAACAACGTCAGAAGAAGTTGTACCGTTAGGAATGATTGAGCGAACGTGTACAGAACGAGCTGGGTCGTATTTGTAACCAGCTACTCTGTCGGCTGGAATAACTTCACCTGTGAAGTCAGCAGCAGTAGTCATATCAGCTTTAACTTCGAATGAAGCGGCACGAGCGTGTCCTTTAATCATTCCATCTAAAGCACCATTTTTGATTACCTCAATAAGTTGGCTTTTGAAAGACTTTTTAGCTTGTGAAGCCTCAAGGTTCTTTTTGTTTTGCATTTCAATAGCATCTACACGCTCATTGAATGACTTAGTAAGGTTGTCAATTTCGCCTTTAAGTACGCTATCAATTTGTCCTTTAGCGTTCTCAAGGACTTGTCCGTTAGCTTTTTCAATCTTAGCATCAATTAAGTTGCCAAGTTGGTCAAGCTGTTGTTTTACGTTTTCTTCCATTTTGAGAATTAAATTATTTTAAAGTATTAAGTAAGTAGCTATAAATATCAACTGCTTCTTTCTTTTCTTCTATCGGCAAAGTGGCTTCTTCAGTCGGCTCTGTGATACTCATGAATAAAGATTTTAGCTTTAATATTTCAGCTTCTAATGCATAACCAAGTTCATCGCTAATTTCACCCTTACGGATTAACTTAGCAATGTTATCGTATCGCTTGTACATTTGGTCTAAGTTCTGCTGGCTTTTAACGTCCATAATCTTTGCTTGGTCGTTAGCAGCTAATGTAACAGCACTAATTTCGTACAGCTTAACTTCTTTTATCTCGCGGTAATCGCCTTTGTTTTCTTTTACGACTGGCAAAATACCCACGCTGTTTTCGGTGATAACTCCAGCTTTCATAAGTTCAATAACATCTTTACCCAAAGTTGTTTTAGGTATTTCAGCTACGAACACAAGCCCTTTGTCATCTTCGTACAGTTCGCTCATCTTACCTATCGGCTGCATCATATTGTGCTGGTATAGGTATTTTACGCGCTCTCCGTTTTCTTTTATGGTTTTTGTATAAGCACCTTTGCGGATAATATCGTTGTCGCTATCCTTATTATCAAAGTAAGAACCATAGCCCTTTACAATACCTCTATCGGCATCGGCGTCCATTAGTTCTTGTAGTGGTGCTGCTTTATATAAAAACTCCATACTGTATTTTTTTCAAAATTATATAAAAAATTTAACTTAAAAGTCAAGTGGATTTTTCTGCGGAATAGGCATCGTAACGCATCGGCAGTTTATTCTGTTACGTGCGCTTCCCATACCAGCGCGTTCAAGACTTTCACCGCCTACCATAAAATTTGCGTCCATATTTACCTCCTGTCCGTTAGCTGCACCGTGCCAAGCACGTTCTCGCCCATCCATTGAAGTAATCCAACGCTTTTTAAGCTGTTCTTTAGGGTAAACTGTTAATGCGCTGCGCAGTATTGCATAGTTAGCAGCGGTGGTTGCCTCTGTCCGTACAATACGTTCAGATTGCATATAGCTTAATTTGTCAAAGCGACTTTGTAAGATTCTAGCGCGTTCTACTTGCCCAGCAGTTTGAAATGCTTCGTCTAAGAATAATTGGCGCGTAACTCGTTTTAAAGTAGTTAAGGCTGTATCACGAAGTAATTTTATATGCCTTGCCGCATATCGCTTACCGTAGTTTTCAAAATCAGCAGCCCATTGCTCGCTTAATAAATCCAAGTTAGGCGCAGCTTTAGGTAGAAAGTTTCTAAACTCTCGGTAATACCATAGGGCAAACTGTAACCCTATTTTGCGGTACAGCTTCACGAGCATAGCAGTTAAATCTTCGCCTTTAAATATGGCGTTTTCTTCAACTGGTAAATTCTCTGAAGCATTAGGTATAGCCTTGCGGTATTCGCTGCGGTAAAGGGCGTAAACATCTCGCACGTTTTCACGCTCTGCTTTATTAAGTTGCGTTTCCCACTTGTTGCGTATATCGGCAACTGTGCTTTCTGTATTTAGCTTTTGAGTTTCGCCTTCGTATAGTGAATAGCAAACAGCAATACGCTGTACATCGTCAGGAAACTCCGCTACCATTGTAGGGTCTATATCGCACCTACTAACAAAGTTGCTTTCAGATTCGTTTGCTCGTGGGGTTGGTAATGGCATGACTAATCATTACGCAGTTTCTCCATCTTCTGTATAGCCCAATCAACTCCGCTTGTACCACCCCATAAATTCCAAGCTACATAGCCTCTATCTTTCCAAGGGGTATCTTTATATTCTTCAGCTACTGTTGCATTTTCTCTATGGCGATTAAACTGTGCCATGCGTGCAATGGTTTCAACTGAAAGCGGTTCACGTTTTGCTAATTGGTTTGCTCTTTGCCAACCTACTTCAGTGCCACCACGTACTTCATCGCGTCCGTACTTTTCACGCCATTCTAACATACGCTTAGCGTTGTTGCTTGCAGATTGTGGGTAGTCGGTATAAGTTTCTTTAGTCAGCAGTTCAATGACCTGACGCTTTATTTCTTCTTGGCTTGGTTCTTCTGCTGGTGGTTCAGCCATTGGCATTTCAGGCAAGTCCACGTTTTTTACAGGAACAAGGTTAGCTGGAATGTAATAATCGTTCAATACATCGCTTTCTTCGTCCATTCCATAAGACATCATTTCGCGCTTTTCGTTTGGCGTAATCCACCAAGCCTTTGCAAGTTGGTCTACTACCTTTTCTGTTTCCTCTTGTAGTTCAGGAATAGCAGTAAAGTCAAACTCAATGCAAATTTTATCTCCAAACTGTGGCGCAAGCCATCTATTTAATTCGTCTTTGATTTTAAGCAGTTCAGGAATAACAGCGTTTTGATACAATGCCTTTTTCGCTTCTTTCATATTGTTATATGTAGAAGCATCGGTGTTGTTTAATAGCTGTACTGGTACACCGTAAATATTACAAAGGTCTTTTATTGAAGCGTTGTACTGCTCAATCAGCGAAAGGTCTGAAGCAGAAAGCCCAAAGTTTACCCAGCTTAACTTTTTAGGTGTAATCAATATATCACCAGCATTTGCAGAACCTTGGTGCTGCTTTCTGAATTTATCTTTAAGCTGCTGTGCTTGTACTTCGTTAATATCGCCTTCTTCGCTCATTAAAATACCACGAGCAGTTTGGTTCTGTAAATACTTAACGCCTGTTGTAACAGCTTCGTTATTTGTAGTCATTGCACGAAGTCCAGCTTGAAGCGGTGATTGACCGTAAAGATGCGACCCTGTACCATCTACATAGGGGTTAAAGTCTTTAATGTGGCAAATAAATTCTGCTGGTATTCTATGCGTACCGTTGTATTCAATCGTGTACTCTTTTACTGGAGCCATCATACCACCGCTAATTATCTCCATAATTTGCGAAGGCATTACATAAAGTTCTTTGTACTTTCCAGCAGATATGCCCGTTTCAGGCGCAATACCATAAATGTAACCGTTACCCGTTAGCTTTCTAAAGGCGATTAATTCTGTAAGCCAAGAAGCATACGATTGCGTAGCATTTGGGTTTTCTAAAAGTTCGTGAAGTGGCGTATCTTCTAATTCAACAAGTGAACGCTTGCGAAGTAGGTCTGCTTTATACAATGCGCTACTATCCAAAGTACCGCTTGTCAAAGACTTATAACGCTTATAATCAGCATCATTTGTCTTTTCATAAACCTGAAAAGGAATGGTTGTAGATGCTTTGGTTATGATATTGATTAACGAATATATAGTGGCGTTCTTTTGGTAGCCTTCTTTTATATACGTATCATCGGTTTCTCTGTTCCAAAGTATGCTTTCGCCAAGCCAGTTATATATTGCTTTGTTATATTCTTGGGCAGATTGTTGTGCGTTTTTTGTAAGTGCATTACGAACCCTATCGAAAAATGACGCCATTAAAAATAAATTTTATTCAAAAATACAAAAAGATAGGAAACCTATTATAGCCCACAATATCCTGAATCACATTCATTGAAGTCGTCATCAAACAATTCAAATTGCGAGTTCCACTTTTTTATCTCATCATAAGTCATTTCTGGCCGCCAATGGGTGTTATTAGAAGCCTCTCTTTCTCTCCTCGCAAACCACTCTAATTTGTTTGGATGCTTATCAAACATCTTTCTAAGTAATAGCGGTGTCTTATGGAAGCATCCTACGCAGTTATTCATCCAAGCGAATCTTACAGGCTTGTCTATCCAATACTGTTCCACTTGGTCTTTGTATATATTATCTTCTATTAAAGGAAAGTGAGGCTTTTGATACGGAACATCCTCCCACTTATTTCTTCCATCTTTGTGCTTTTCAAATGTTGCCTTAAAAACAGTCAATCCATTTTCATTGCATCTTTCAAGCATTGAATTTGCTCTGCGAGTTTCGTTTGCTCTAAATCCTATTCGGGTCTGTATTGGCTCCCCTATATTCTCAGCCCACCAATAAAACATAGGTTCTATTTTCATTTCAACCGTACAGAATCTTCTAATCATACTTGGTAGAAACACCTTGTCATTTCTTGTTGTAACCTCATCAAATGTCTTTCCCGTAACCCAAGTAATCTTTCTACCTATGTACTGCTCTAAGTCAAGCATGGTGTAAATGATAATGTCATCCTCTGCTGTGGCTATGAATGGTGCTTGTATTCTATCTTCTACTTCTTGGCGAATTTTAGCATCAGGAAATTTAGATGCTTCGTGTTCAATTCGCACTAAAGCGAATACGTCATAATCCGCTGGGTAATTTGCAGCTATATAAGAACTTGTTTTACCGCCACTAAGAGAATTAACTGTTATCATATTACAAAGAAATCATTGCGTTTACTATATTGCGAGTAAACTGCATAACGCAAAGCATCCATCAAATGATTATTTCGGTCAATGGGTTTATTTATTATAGTTCCATCTTTGAGTTCAGTCCAGTAATAGGTCGCGTACTCCTTTGTTAAGTTGATGCTTTCTTTGCTCACAATAATATCAAACTCCTTTATTAAACTAATACCAGCGTTGATACTTCCTTGACCTTTTATGGCTGGTTTTATCATGCACCCAAGCCTACGCAGTTCTTCAATACTTTTAGGTTCTGCGGAATCAGCAAATCCCAATACGCTATCCAATTCTTTATCCTTTAAAAAGTTGGCTATATCTTGGTTGGTCATTCCCTTATGGTAGCATAGTTCGTGTAGGTACAGCTTATCGTTTACTTTAGCAACCTCAACAATCGCTAATTCATCGTTACTATATCCGAAATCAATGCCCAATACCGTTTCTTCAAATTCAGGAAACTCTGCACGCGGTATAAATTGCCAGTTGTTAAATATTTGCCTTGCACTAAATACAGCCTTTTGACCTTCACCATAAACGCGCCAATAGTCAGGGTCGCGTTCGCGCATACGCTCTATTTCAAATACAAGTTCTTTGCTTAGAAACTTGTTATCGCGGTATGTTGTAATCCAAGTATCGCAATCATCTCTTGGTATTACATCTTCATAAATCCAATGTATTGGGTCGGAAGGGTTAAAGTCAAGTACAACGTAATCAGTAGTACGCATATTTATCTGGCGAAAATCCTCAATCGTTAATTCATTTGCCTCATTTAAAAATGCTACGTTACGTTTACGCCCACGAATCTTTTGCGGTTCGTCCACGCTCAAAAACTCAACCAAGTGGTCGTTATATCTAAACGTGTTTTCAGCCTTATTGTGAACGCCTAAATAATATAAGCCTGTCTGTTCTAAGATATTTATAAAGTCGCGGTAAACAGAACCTTTTAAAGCTGGCAGCGTTTTACGAATAATTGAAATCGTAAGCGGTTTATCCGAAGCAGTTAAAAGATAAGTTAGGTATTGACAAATCGCATAGGTTTTACCACTACGCGTACCGCCTTGGTGTACTCTAAATCTTTTGTTGCTATGAAGTAAATCGTAAAACTGCCTATTGCAAAGCTGTTCTACTTTTCTTCTTCGGCTGGTTTCCATTCAACTAATGTACTGGTTACTGCGCCTTCGTGCATAATCTCTTGGCGTTCAATGTAACCACGTTTTTTGCCTTTTGTTTTCAATAGGAATATTGTTGCTGTTGTATTTCCCTCGTTTATTTGTTTGTGTAGTTGGCTTTCAGCAAAGTCCAAAACTCTGTTTTCTAAGTCCTCAACATCTGCTGCATACTGCTCATCATTCTTTAACCAATCGTAATGTGTTTTGCGCGTTATGCCAACACTATTAGCAGCAGTAGTAACCACGCCTAAAGATTTTTCAAGCGCAACCAGCATTGCCTTTTTTAATGTAACATTTTGTTTATTCGCCATATCACAAAATTATATAAAAAAAGCGGCTATATAAGCCGCCTTT